TAAACCGTTTCTTGTAAAAAACCTAGTTGTCATATCTGGATATAAAATTGTGATAAATCTGAACCCATCGATCTTCCTCTGTATTTGGAAATTCCCTTTAATTTTATCAGCGTGTTTATTGTAAGGATGAGCAAGCATAACCTCAAAATGAGGTATATAATTATCCATAACCTCGTTAACAGTTTTTACAGTGCATCCAATCTTAAGATCTTTTAGGATAAGTTTAGTGTACCAATAGTACTCTTCATCATTACAGTTTTGTAACAAGTTATTTACTGCATCTACATCCTGTTGAGATCCAAAAGGATGTTTAACTAACTCATCAAGCAAGTCAAAAATGTTTGTGTATAGTATTTGTTTATTTCCTCCAAATAATGAGTTTTGTGATATACTCGACGTTGTTGAAATCTTTTTTGGGGCGACTCTTTTTATACTTTTCTCCCCAATTCCAAAAACTAATCTATTGTTAAGTGCATAAAAGAAAAACTTCTTAAGTAGCTCATTGTCTTTATTTTTCTCTAGGATCGCTTTCTTTTCATTCCTGGAACTGGTTCCTTCAATCTGTCTCAAAATTTCAAATACTTTACGCATGTTTGCCCTCCCTAACAAGAGACATTCCTTTGTAAGTTCTGTCAATGTATTCATCAGTGTTTAATCGAATTTTATATACGTCTCCATCATGGATCGTAAAAATCTTTTCGACAACTACTCCTTCGCCCCGCTTTGTCATTACAATATCTCCAACATTATACGATTTTAAATTATTCATAGTTTTAGCCTCCTTTTTAACTATTTTTATTTTACTTATAGTTATATACAGGAAAAGCTTGCTGAAATTATAGCGAGCTTTGATTTAAAATTTTATTTTAAAGATGAAATTATTTTTGCAAAATAATCTCCAATTTCCAACCAGTTCTGGTATCTAGGAAATCTATGTTCATTTTGATTGTGGTGGGCATCCATTAATAATCTTTGCCCAGTAAATGTTTCCAAATTATGAGGACCGTCATCAATCATAAAGTCTGTTTTAATAATCTGCTTTGAGGTACAAAATACAATATTCTCTTTTGGTATCACTGGAAAGTTTTCTTGTATCCATCTGTATTTGTCAACTACAACTTCTGGGTGATACGCTGTCACTGGAAATATATCAAAGTATTCCGATAAGTACTCTACAACTTCCTGAGAATATTCCTGAACCTCAAGCCCGTAAAAGAACCCAGGAATCTTTAATATGTCGTATATCTCTTTTCCGCATTTAACATATTTCCAAATGTCCCAACATTTTATATCTGATAATTTGATATTGTCGTTGTACCTTTCGTTGTAAACTTCTACCCATTTCTTAATTAGTTTATTTAATGTATCGTCTAGATCGATAGCTATTGATCCAATCTTTTTACTCATTAATATTCATCTCCTCATACATCTTCTTAGCCCTTTGACGTACTGCTTTAAGCATGCCCTTTTTAATTTGTTTTAATTCCTCAACCTTTTTTCTTTGCTGATATATTTTGCCTTTCTTGTTAACTTGTTTTCTATATGCTTGTTTCTCTTGTCGGGTTTTAGTACTACAATCTTTGGATATAGTGTTTCCACGTTCGCCCCATCTCTTTCTTGAGAATTCTGCAATATCCCCATAACCAACTGATTTTGCAAATTCTGCAATCTCTACTACTTGTTCTTCAGTCCATCCTCTGGAGTTCATCTTTCCTATTCTAATAGGCTTTGGAATGAGCCTGGGATCTCCCCTTTCCTCAAGCTCATTCGAATAATTGTCCCAAAGCCTAATAGTTTGAACTGACCTATCAACTACTGTAGCCACTGTGCTAACAGAATAGTATTCTATGCCATCTATCACTGTCATGGGCTTAAACATTACTTTCATTAGTCCCATAAAGCATTACTCCTTACACTAGTCTTATTTGATTGCTTATTTTTGCATATAATCTTATACTCTTTGTAAGTTTTCTTATGAAAATTTGAAACGTGCTGTGGAAGCTCTATAACATAAGTTCCGCACAGCTCGCATTTATCCATTTCCCTTTGTGTATATCTATCGCATTTATCTCGATAGATATTTTGTATGGATTTATTCTTGAGCCGGCACACTTGCTTCGTTACCAAGCAATTTCTACAAGTATAACAATTTTCTGAAATCATTTCAACTGACATTATAAACACCTCAGTATATAATTGATACCGAAATTACCTCGAAATCAATTTCATTGTTGAATATAACTTTAGCATCATTAATAGTATCCATTAATTCGCCTGGATTCATACACCAAATAGCTTTCTGTACGTTCGATGTAATTAAATAGCCTCCATCGCATCTTTTTCCTAAAAATTTATCTTGATTCTTAACTCTTGCAATATATTTTTTATAGTGCATCTCATTCATCCTTTCAAAATAAAATAGCAACGATCGCGATCTCGCTTACTCAGCTTTACAGTAAAACTTAGATCAGTTGTTTTAACATAATAGTGAAATAAAGTTTCTCTATCTACTTTGTAAATTGCAAATTTATCAAGCAATACATTTCCATTTCCATTATAGCAGTTAAACAATAGTAAACAATATTTCTGAGTCATAGCTATTACTCCCTTACTAAGAAATCAAATAAGTCTTTATTGTTTGCTTTAAACAATGGAACACCATCAACTACTTTGTCAATATACATTTTGTCGTTTTTAAGAATCTCTTCAACTCTTTCATCTATGCTGTCTTTTACTATAACAGATACAATGGTTACGTTTCCTTTTGTTCCACGTCTATGAGCTCTGTCCTCAGCTTGTTCGTTATCTGTAGGAGCCCATACTTTATTCATCATTATTACATACTGCGATCTAGTTAAAGTATATCCTGTACCCATAGCTTGTATAGTTCCCATAATAACATTACTTCTTGCATGGTTTTGAAAATCGTCAACAATCTTCTGTTTCTCCTCAGCCTTTGTAATGTCGCCAGTTAGTAATAGTGGATTATAATCCCGTAGTTCATCTTGTAAGGAATAAAGCCCGTTCTTAAAACAGCTAAAGATAACACAGGGTTCTTCATTCTCTTGTAATTCCTCCACAAGTCCTTTTATAGCTTGTACTTTAATTTGATCAGTAAACTGTCTAAGTTTTATAGTTGCTACTGCCGGGTTGACTGTTTTTATTTCATTCGCTTCAGCAATAATGCCGTTTTTAATCATATTGTATTGTTTTCTTTGTTCTAAGTTCATTTCTACGTAAACTTCTTGATGTGTCTTTGGTGGTAACTGTAGTATATCTTTAGTCCTTCTAAGTTGAACTTTATCAAACCTTTCATGAAACTCGTCTAAATTTTGATACCCAACTACATCCCATCCGCTCCATCCTCCTAGATGACAGTATCTTTGTAGAAACTTCCAGTACGAAGCAGTTTCAAAGTTCATCCAATTTAATATGCTCCAAGATCTCTCAAGTTTTTTAGTTATTGGAGTTCCAGACAACGCCATCTTATATCTAGAATCCAAATCTCTTAAACCTTTTCCCTGTTGAGATCTATGGTTGTTTGCTTTATGGAATTCATCTACAATTATAGCGTCAAACTTACCTAATTGACACATCTTACTTAGCATAATTAAAATCTCGTTAGTATTCTCTTTTGTAACTTTCCTAGTCTTTTTGTCAATAACTTCGTTGTTCCTAATAGACTCAATATTTATTATGCTATATGCAAACATCCAATATGATTGAAGTTTTTCAATACGTTGCTTTTTTGAACCGTCAATAACTTGACAATTGTACCATGAATGTTTTGCAATTTCTCCCTGCCAGTTATATTTTAATCCATTTACTCCACATATTACTAGAACATGTTTTGCTTGCCCGGTTTTAATTTTATGATCGTTTTTTGCAATTGCCTCAAATGTCTTACCTAATCCCATTACGTCAGTAATAATCATATTGTCTCTATGCAACCCTATGTTAAAAGCTTCTATTTGATGACCATCTGGTTTGGTCTTAAATTTATAATCAATTTCACATTTTATATTCTTATAGTACTCAATCAGTTCCTCAACTGATCTTTTCTCAGTATTCTTCTTGTTCTTCACTTTTTCCAAATACTCTATAGCTTCTGGAAACTCGTTAAATATTGATATGTTGTCAGCTCCGAAAGTATAAACAACCCTATCTAGATCTGAGATGGGTACTTCCCATACTTTATTATTAGGTTCATAGTACCTAGTAGGTAAAGATTTTACTTTATCAACAAACTCCTGGCTAAATTTAACAAACTTAATAAAACACGCATATTCAGATTTTACTTTAATAGCTGGGTACTTGCCTAAAGTTATCATCTTTTCCCTCCTTTTTACTAAAAGGGTAGCCTAGTTTTGGGCTACCCTTTTATTATATAGAATGTGACAAATAGGGGGTATATGTCACTTGCTTGCAACTATTCTACAGTTGCTACAACCTCTTCAGCTGGTTCAGCTTCTTTTTTGCTCTTCTTTGCAGGCTTTTTAACTTTTTCCTTCTTTACAGGCTCTGCAATAAGACCTCTCTTGATCTTGATATATTTGTCCGCCTGACCGAAAGTCATTCCTTTCAATTCAGCGTACTTGTATATTACATCCATAAGAGAAACATTCTCTATGAGAGAAGTTCCAGTAGCAGTTTCAATAAGCTTCGAAGTCCTGTTTTTCTTGCTGTATGAATCGATATGAAGCGTGTATACATCATCTAATGCAACATCTTCAGTTGATTCCGGAGTTTGTCCTGGAAGAATGGTTTTAACCTGCACAGTTTTTTCAACAGTTTTTCCACCAAGATTAAAGGTCATTTTTATCGGTTCTGGCTTTGGAACTTTTTCCTTCTTTTCTTTAACCGGCTTTTCCTTCTTTTCCTTAGTAGCTTTGGTAGTTTTCCTTACTTTTTTCTCAGGAGCTATTGCTTTTGGAGCTGACCCAGTATCCACTCCTTCAAGTCCGCAAGTTTCAACTAAAGCTTTCTTTGCTTCGTCAATTGTTCCACCGTATTCTGCAGACACAAATTCTGCCGCTTTGTCCACGTTTACAAACGGAAACTCCAATCCCCCATCGTTAACAACGATCCTCACCAATTTGTTATCTTCGATAATAGGATCCAATTTTAACTCTTTTCCACGATAATTAAATGTTTTAGCCATAGTAGTTGTTCTCCTTTCAACTTTTAGTTTGTTTTTACTTGTTTTTATATACAAGATTTGCTTACTGAAAATATAGTGATTTAAGAAATTTATTTATATTGTTCCTGTCTTTTCAGAATATCCTCAATTTTTGCCTTTATCCACTCGTTTGCATCAGTATAGATCCTGCCTAATGAATTATATAGCTCATCACGCATAAGACTCTTTACTCGAGTAAAGGTTTTATTGAAGGCTTCTTTTTGTTCTTCCGCAGTAAGTTTTCCGTCTGCATTTGCCTCCTTTAGATTGTCAGCATAGGTTTTATTCGTTTCGTTAATTGCAGTAACAATGATGTTTTCAGCATCAAATATAATTCTAGATATAAGTCTTTGAGTTCTGTCGTCTTCTAAAGTCTCCGTCTGTTTTGCAACCTTAGCTGAAGCTAACCTCACATAGTTTATAGCTAGTGTAGCTAGTGCAGACAACAAAGTTATAAACACTGGTACTAGTATCGATAATACTTCTTCCATTGACATAATTAAAAGCTCCTTTCTCCTCGTTTCTTTAATTTGTATTATTTACATGTGTATATACAAAGATTTAAGAAGAAATATAAAGTATATAATGATTATTTTTTTTAAATAAAAAGCTAGTCGAAAGACTAGCTACATTTATTATATAAGGTTACTTGCCTTTTAATTTTTTAAACAAGTTAATCGATACTGCTAGCACAAACCAAACTGTTGCCATTTCATTTGCTTTTTCTACCCATGTTTTATCAGTAATCAATCCTAAATCAAAAGCTTCTTTTACAATGTTCTTTTTCCACATTTCTGGTTCCTCCTTTTTTACTACTGGATATTGAACTCCATAGAAGTTACAAATAATTCTAGCCTGTGCTTTAGCAATAGCAGTTCTCTTAGCCGGGTCTTTTAAAATAGCTTCATCTGCTAAATTATCGTGAAAACCGTTTTCAATTAACAGTACATGGGGTACTCCGCCATCTTGAGCTGCATCAATTACTCCAAGATAATCCTCTCCAGGATAATTTTTAGACTCCCATGTGTAACCGCCGTTGTTATTGGTATCCATAACGTCAGCTATTTCTTTAGACATACGGTTTGCGAAATCTTTATCACTTGGTATATCCACTGAATAGAACACGTCTACTCCACGTTTCGTGTTATTAACTTTCCATCCAGTAGCATTTGAGTGTTCAGATATGAACATATCCGCTCCCCATCTAGCCGCCATATTTCCTCTTTCTCTAACTCCAACTGTTGCATCTTTTTCTCTTGACATTTTAACTTCAAAAGCTCCAGTAGATAATAGTTCATCTCTAAGTTTAAGAGAAATATCTAAAACACCGTCTGCTTCGATGTAACCGGTAGGCCCTTTATTATATCTATCCGTACCTCCATGTCCGGGGTCAAGAAAAACTTTAATCTTTGTCATTTATGTTCTCCTCCTTTTTTTCGTTCAGCATATCTTTCTGCTTCTTTTTTACAAGTATTAACAACCATTGTAGATCATGTCCAGCATCAATTAAGTTTTCTATGCAGGATTGTCCTTCTCTTAAAAACATAATTGAGTATGCTACATTGGAAAGTACTACTGCAATTGCCCCTATTGGTGCAACTCTAACTGATAGTCCACAAAGTATCATTACTACTAATAAATCGATAAGCTTCTTTTTTGTTCCGGACCAGAATCTTTCAGATCGTATTACTCCAGCTTTTAATGCCTTAAAAAATCCACCGTGGGGTCGACTTAATGCGTAGTATTTACAAATTATGTCTAGGAGTAATGCTCCACATACTCCTATCGCGGCAGGTACGTATGAGTTGTCTGGAAATAGTACATAATTAATGCCCGTCAATAAAAGTACAAAAAAAGGTCTTACTTTTTGAACAGCTCCCCAAAAGTAATCACCTAGTTCGATAAGCAGTTTATAAAACTCATACCTCATACGCATCTTCTCCTTACACAATGTACTCAACCCCTTATTTATTATAAATAATACAAACCCTTACAATTTACAAGGTTATTAAATTAATTAAAAACATTAAATAAAATTAACAGTTTTAATAAAATTTATTTATTGTTCAATACTCACGCATTTACTACAATTGGGTGTAACCCCACACCCTCTATTCCGTTGCCGAAGGCTTTCGGAAATACTTTTTTCATTATCTGATAACTACCGTTAACATCAGCATTTATCTTTGTACCTTTATTACTTATAAATAAACCCCGATATTTACGCCTGCTCTTATTATAGTATTCTTTTATAGGTAATTCGTTATCTAAAAAACTAGTGCCTGATGTGTAAGATTCTTCTGTTAGTATTACTTCTAAGCCTGAATCTTGTGCTTTATAGATTAACTTATCTATGAAATTCTGATGAGGAATACCTACAAATGACTGGTTAACTTTCTTACTCATTTTACTTCCTCTTTTCCAATCTTTGTTATTACCTACGATTATTCTTGTTATGTTATTTTCTACAGCATAATCAATTACTAACCTACTTGCTTTATGAATGTAATCTTCTACTTTATTGTTTCTTTTATAAGTTAACCTGTTCATTTTATTCGTGTAATCAACATTGTTCATTCTTTTAGCTACTTCTCTGTAATGGCTTATTTGTTTATTATAGTACTTATTTACTGATTTAAGACCTTTACCATTTATAACTACAGGTTGTAACCCAACATTATTAGTTATGGTTGCTAAGTTATCCAAACCAATATCTATACTAAAGTACCTTCCATTATCTTCTTTGATTTCACACAAAGCTGTTTGATAAACCACTTCAACTATAATATACTTGTTTCTAGGAAGTATTCTTATCTGTTGTAAGTTGTCTACTTTAGTTTTCAAATAAAATCCTTTAAAGCTTTTAGGGAAGTTAATAATCCCATCAACTAATCTACAATTTTGGTTTGTTAAAATAAGAACGTTTCTTCCATTTTTAGATAAGTACTTAGGTAATTTAGGTCTACCTAAATATTTATCTGCATTCTTACTATAATCTTTAATTGATGCAAAGAATGATTTCCAGTTCTTATCTAACAACTTTAAGCACTGTTGAGCTGATTGAGCTGTAGGCATACTTCTGTAATCTACGTCCATATTTTCTTGCTTAACTAAAGAGTCCATTTTATAATAATTTAAGTATTCTTTGTCCTTGATAAACTTCTGTCTAATCTGATAATTAGCAAAGTTGTAAAGATTCTTAGACTTAAAACAGAAATTATCTAAAAGAGAATAATATCGATTACTTTGTTTAATTATGTGTCTCTCTACTCTGTTCACTATTTCACCTCCTTTATGTTTAGATGATTGGATTTCATATTAACACCTCCATAATTAGTATAACATAAATTAATCTGTTTTGTAAATACATGTATATTATACAAAGAACATTATGTAAACATAAAGTGACTTGCATACAATTTACAATACATTTATATTCTAGTCATTTATAAAATCTTCCCGTCTCCATACTCTTGGAAGCTTTCCAGTTCCTTTAAACACATCTTTTCCATGTATTCCTGGAATCCATTGTCTTGCATTTGTTATAATAGATACATAGCCAACTAATGATTCATCTCTTTCAATAACTTTTATTATAGCTGAGCATTCTAGGTTTTTAGAATATCTACCCATCATTACAAAAGCTTGATCATCAATTTCACAAATATCAAATCTTCTAAATATAACATCGTTAATTAAATCTTTGTATCCACGTAAACGTGTTATAGAAGTAGATTCGATATTTTTAGTCGGCAGAATGTTTACAAATGATTCAATATTTTCATTTTGCAAAATAGATGCGACAATTTCTAAGTCTTTGTACTTAAATACTTGAGCATTTGAATCCAAATTGTTTGTGATAAATATTTGTGCAAATGATTCAAAGTCATCTGAGACTCTGCTATTCAATACTTGAGTAATACTATCTAAACTCTTACTTGCTAAATTACTTATATTTACTTCACTATATAAGTTTAATGTTGCAATAACGTCAGCTAAGGAGTCAATTGCTTGAAAGTAGGACACTTTGGGCATTGCGTATGCTTCTAAATCTTTTTGTCCATAGTGTGCTATACGTGCCATGGATTCCAAGTT